GCCTTGTATCACCGTATTGAACACCACCCAGAAACTAAGGGTAAAGTGAACTTTACGGATCAAAATGTTAATGGAAGGTTGGCACTATATGGGTCTTCTACCGGAAAGTTAGCGACGATTGACATGTCGTCTGCTTCGGACCGGATTTCTAGAAAACTTGTATCGTACCTTTTCGCGGATAACCCAGACATGCTTGACGCAATACTGGCTCTTTCTACGAATAAAATTGAGCTGCCAGATGAAATCGATTTCATCGTCGATTTTCCTTCGGCAAAATATGCGCCGATGGGCAGTGCCCTATGTTTCCCTATTATGGCTTTAGTGCATTATGCACTTATTAAAGCTATAATAGTGCTCTCCACGCGTCCGCATGATGAGGCTTCTTGTGTGTATGTCTATGGAGATGATATTATCGTCCCCTCTGGATGTGCGCAGGCGATTTACGATTGGTTGCCAAGGTTTGGCATGAAACTCAATGAAGATAAGAGTTTCCACCGATCGCGCTTTCGGGAGTCATGTGGATTACATGCTTATAATGGTCATGTCATAACTCCATTGCGCTTTAAAAGCGTAATCAAACTTAAACCACGCTATAATGAGCTCATCTCGGCTCTCCGTTTGGAGAGTAAGTTCTTTTATAAGAACTATCGAGAAACAGCTCGCCTAATTCGGACCTCAATCCATAAGGTCAAAAGCTATAGGTCAGATCAATTTCCTATAGTCTCACCTAATTCTCAAGTTCTCGGTTGGATTCGAGAAAAAGAGGATGCGCCGTATTCTAGAGTATCTTTATACACTAGACGACGTTTGGCAAGAGGAACTGATCTCAGGGGAATACCCTGGGATTACCATAGCCTGTTGTATCGGGTACGTTGTTTGGTACCCCATACAGAGAATTTGCCCTCCTTGGGCGAAGATGAAGGTTACCTTCGCAAGTTGGTGACCCGGGTTAAGGATAAGCCGAGGCACGTGGATGGTTCTTGTGATGATTTTAGAATTCGTCACAAGTGGTTGCCCGAATCAGCATTCTGACAGAAGTAACAGAATGTCGTAAGGCGCCTGGAGCGAGTGTGTCGACGCGTAAGTCGGCACCCAGTATCCTTTCAGGATACGAAAGGGGCAGTCATACTCAATTGACTGAATAGCCGGTAACGCAG